TGGTGAGTACTGATGGAACAACTTTTAGAATATGATCCGTTGGTTTACATAGCTGCAGGAATATATTTCTTGGGTGTCGTCAACCATTACTTCTTAATGAATACCATATATATAATACTTGAAGCACCAAGAAAGGTTAATCTTATGAGGCTCAAGGCTATCATATGGCCTTACGAATTAGCATTAAGTCTATGGATGACATGGCAAGATAGGTATGACGAATGAAAATATTAGCAATGGACATTGAGACTGACGCATTGGATGCCACTAAGATCCATGTGATATGTGCTCAGGATGTTGACACCAAAGAGAAGTATCAATTTCTTAATGTATGCACAGTACCTGAAGAAAGAGAAGCATTCTTTTTACTGTGTCAACAAACAGATAAGTTCGTATTTCACAATGGGATAGGGTTCGATGTTAAAGTAATCAACAGGCTACTTAACCCTTTACTCATAGCTTATCCTGAGATTATTAAACCCTCAGATATTATAGATACTCTGATTATGTCAAGGCTTATAGACTACAGCATCAAAGGGGGTCATAGCTTAAAGGCATGGGGTCAGAGGCTAGGTGAATTCAAGATTGGGTTTGACCAGTTCGAAGTATTGACACAAGAGATGATTGATTATTGTCATCAGGATGTTGAGGTTACAGTTAGACTATACAATAAGTTTAAGTCTAGTATCTTTGACCCTGATCTACAGGATGCTATCAAGTGTGAGCATGACATACAGATCTTATGTGAGGAGATGACAGATGCAGGGTTCTACTTCGAGAGAGACAAGGCTGAACACTTACTGGATGAGGTTGAGTTAAGCATGATAGATTTAACTGATAGCTTTCAACGTGACTTCCCACCACAATTAGAAGAGGTGAATAGGATTAAGTACCGTAAGAAACAAGATGGTACTGTCATGGCAAGTGTAAAGAAAGCACAAGAGAAATACTTTAAGACAACAGTGGACTGGTCAGTTAACCCACCCGACCTAGTGTGTTATGATTGGATAGAGTTTAATCCAGCATCACCTAAGATGAGAATAGAAAGACTATGGGAAGCTGGTTGGCAGCCATACGAGAAAACAAAAGGACACATACAGTATGAAAGAGAACAAAAACAAAGATCGTGGAGATAAGTTTGCACGATACGGATGGACATTATCTGAAGCTAACCTTGAGACACTACCTGATGAAGCACCTGCAGGTGGTAAACGTTTAGCTCAGTGGTTAACACTTGAAGGTAGGAGATCCTCATTGGTTGAATGGTTAGGACATTGTGGTGATGACCACCGTATACATGGTAGGTTCACGCATATAGGTGCATGGACAGGACGTATGGCTCACTCAGCACCTAACCAAGCTAACATACCCTCTGAGTTTCATGGTACACCTAAGTCAGCTGTCGAGGAAGTTAAGGCTAAGTATGATGGACAGTTCCGTGCCTTGTGGGGTGTAGAGAAAGGTAATTACCTAGTGGGTACAGATGCTGAGGGTATTCAGCTGCGAGTACTTGCACATCTAATGAAGTCAGAAGAATATGTGGATGCTATTGTGTCAGGTAAGAAAGAGAACGAGACTGACATACACAACCTGAATAAGAAAGCATTAGGTATGTCACACATAACAAGAGATGATGCCAAGACTTTCATCTATGCCTTCTTACTAGGGGCAGGTACAGCTAAGATAGCACAGATACTACGTGTTAATCAACGTGAGGCAAGTCAATGTGTTGAGAACTTTATGCAATCAATTCAAGGGCTTGCTAACCTAAAGAAGAAAGTCATACCACACATAGCTAAACGTGGTTGGTTCAAAGGTTTAGATGGACGTAAGGTTCTAGTACCATCCGAGCATAAGACACTGGCAGGTATGCTACAGAATGGTGAGTCTGTCATTATGAAACACTCAGCACTACAATGGGTACGTCAAGCTAAGGATAAAGAGATAGACTTTAAGCTTGTCACATGGCCTCATGATGAATGGCAGACTGAGGTGTGTGGTAATTATGCAACAGCTGAAGAGTTAGGTGCTATGCAACGTCAATCTTTTGTTGACATCGGAGAGAAGTTCAATATGGTATGCCCATTAGCAGGGTCTACTGACATCGGACGTAACTGGAAGGACACTCACTAAATGTTACCTTATATCATAGCACTCTCACCTGTAATTTTTGTGTTGACAACTCAATTAATTGTTTATATTGTAACTAAATCAGAAGCTAAAAAAGGAAATTGATATGGCTGATAAAAAGAAAACTAAGTATGGTGTATTTGAAGGAGCTTTATACTATGCTCGTGTATTCCAAGACAACATGGACAACTCAGATTACCATGTAAATACACAAGGTCAGTACAACACAATGTTTGTACCTAAGGACAGTGACGAAGTTAACCGTATGGTTGCGATGGGTTTCCCTGAGACAGCAATGGGTAACCAAATGATTAAACCTATTGATGCAGCAGGTGGTAAGGCAGGGATGAAACTTAAACGTCCTAACGTACACCCATCTGGCATTGATGACTTTGGTGGTGCACCTGCTGTAACCAAAGGTACTACAAGTTCTAAGTGGGACTTCGTAGAGGATGGTGCACTAGGTAATGGTACAACAGCTAAGGTTAAGCTATCTATTTATGGTGAAGGATCAACAGCATCTGTACGCCTAGAAAAGATTGGTATCTTAGAGCACGTACCGTATGAAGAATTAGCCACAGAAGATCGTTGGTAAGCTTTCCCTCTCCCAAGACTTGGGCATCCCTTAATTGGGGTGCTCTTTTTATTACATAAAGGATTAGATCTATGATGACAAAACCTAAACAGGTACTAGTAGATGGAGATCCGTTTGCATATCGTGCAGCCTTCTCATGTGAGAACGATCCAGTTGAGGATGCACTAGATAAATTAGATGAGATACTTGAGCAGTCACTCAACGAAGTGATGTGGGAATTAGATCCTGAACAGTATCAAGTATTCCTGACAGGCAAGGGTAACTTCAGATATAAGTATGCTATTACCCATGAGTACAAAGGTAACCGTAAGAACGCAGAGAAACCTCAGCACCTACAAGCTATCCGTCAACACATGATAGATAACTGGGATGCTGTCGTATCTATAGGTGAAGAGGCTGATGACCTGTGTGGTATATGGGCTACTAACTACGGCAAAGAATCTATTGTCATATCCATAGACAAGGACATGCTGCAGATACCATGCTCACACTACAACCCTAACAGACGTACCATGACAGAGATGGGTGAGTTTGAAGGCTTACGTTTTTTCTACAACCAGATCCTTACAGGTGACAAGGCTGACAACATCATAGGATTGTATGGTATAGGCCCTAAGAAAGCTGAGAAGATCTTAGCTGACTGTACAACTGAGGCTGGTATGTATGAGGAATGCTTACGTTCCTATAGTGGGGATGAGGCAAGGGTCATTGAGAATGCTAGACTACTCTGGCTTAGACGTTACGAGAACCAAATATGGGAGCCGCCTAAATGCGTTTCAGATCAGGCTTAGAGAAGAGGACAGCAGCCTACCTCAAGAAACTAAAGATTAAATTTGAATACGAAAAGATGCGTATCAAATGGCAAGACTTAAGATTTAAAACATATACCCCTGACTTTGTGCTTGACAATGGTATAATAATTGAGACCAAAGGAAGGTTCATTCACTCAGATCGAACCAAGCACCTAATGGTCAAGGCACAACACCCCGAACATGATATTCGTTTTGTATTCAGCAACCCTAATCAGAAATTATATAAGGGTTCTAAGACTACCTATGGTGACTGGTGTGAGAAGAATGGATTCAAGTATGCTAAAGAAATAATTCCTGTCGAATGGACAAAAGAAAAGAAAAGAAGGTGATTGACAATGTTTGATTTAGCTAGTAAAATTCGTGCTCTTGTCCAGAACTATGGGTTAGAACTTCTCCTTGAACAGAATGAAATACCAGAAGAGTTTGTGGTTGCTTGGCTTGTTGAAGAGAAGAGAATTGATGTCGAAGATTACTTTAATCTCGATGCGGAATTAGAAGAATGGAAGAGGATAGAAGAATGAATAAAGTAAAAACATTGGATGAGTACCAAAAGGCTGCTGCAACTACAGCTATCTACCCTGAGAATAGAGCACTAGAATATTTAAGCCTAGGTTTGTCATCTGAGATTGGTGAGCTTAACGGTAAGATAGCTAAGTGGTATCGTAAAGATGGTATGGCATACCCACATGGTGATGTATTAGATGAGTTAGGTGATTGCCTGTGGTTTGTCAGTGAGTTTGCTAGGCAGCATAACACCAGCTTATCTACGTTAGCAAACAGGAATATTAATAAGTTGTCAGATAGATATGAACGTGGTGTCATAAAAGGATCAGGGGATAAGAGATGAGAGTACTAAGAGCATTCGGACGTTGGTGGTATAGGTTTATTAACTACATGATTACATGGCAGCTACATAGAGATGCAGTCAAACATTTAAATAGGTTGACAGACAGAGAGTTAAAGGATATAGGTCTAACTCGTGGAGAAATTGATCGTATGATCTGGTTCAAAGAAGACAAACAGGATAGAGGGACTAAGGAATGAACTGCTACCATTGTAATACTGAACTAGTATGGGGTGGTGATGAGAATTGTGATGACAGTGACGAATACATTATACAAACAAACCTCACCTGTCCAGAATGCAATACTTTTTATTTAGTCTACACACCTAACTTAGAGGAAGAGGGAATTAAAAATGAATAACTACTTACCAACAGACTACCAAGCTTTCATACATAAGTCACGGTATGCTAAGTACTACGAAGGTAAAGGACGTGAGTCTTGGGATGACACAGTAGACAGATACATGGATAATATTGTAGGTAACTTAGCTGATACAGTTACCAAGAAAGAAATAGAACAAGCCATCCTAGGGTTAGAGGTTATGCCTAGCATGAGATCACTGATGACAGCAGGTAAGGCTGCAGAACGTGACAACACATGTATGTATAACTGTAGCTACCTAGCTGTTGATGATGTTAAAGCATTTGATGAAGCTATG